TTCCTTAAGGGTATCGTGTACCGCTTTAGAGAAAGCGACCCAGTTGCAGTAAGCTGTTCCGTTAGTTTGTCGACTCATTTGCTTCCCTTGTTCGTTTCAATAACAAAACTGTTCCACTCTCTTGTCTGCTCATTTAATTTCCGTTGAACAATTTCTTTTTGGATTTGTCTAACTCTTTCTCTGCAGATATTAAACATTGTTCCTAGCTCTTGTAAGGTTTTCTTTTTACTAGCAAGAACTCTATAATAATGAATCGTCTGTCCTCTTTTCAACGTTTCTTCAGATGTTAAATGTGAAAAATATCTTCCATTAGTGTACAGGGCATAATGATCCGTACTGCAATTTTTATTTATATTATAAAAATTTTTGCTTAGGATTAAAGAGAAGCTAACATTCAAAGCCTCTTTTAAAATATCCAATTTGTTTAAAGATATCTTTCGAGTTCCAATGAGATAGGTGTACAGCGTAGATTTAGCAATGTCATATTTTTCTACTATATCATTCACTGATACTTTTTTTTGATTCATGAGTGTTTTGAGATTTTCTCTTACTATGGTGTTGATGTCCATTAGTTAAACCCCCTAAGAGCAGCCTCTTTTTTACAGGCTAGATTTACCGGATGTTTTTTCCCTTGAAAATCCACATGCAAAATGTTTGCCTGGTGTCTTTTACACCAGACTTGGATCCCAAGTTTTGTGGCACCCACTTCGATACTGCACCATTCAGAAGGAGAAATATGTTCGGGTTTTTCTTTTAAACATAGCCCACAGTGATAGTACATTTTTATTTTATTCGTAGCTGGTATGTTTCTACTCATTAGTTTTTTCCTTATCCTTTTCTTTCACCGCTTCTAGTTTCTTAATTTCTTTTTGAAGCGTTATAACAGTTTTGTATAAGGACTTAAGTTGTCCCAAGGTAAACATTTTATCGCCGGGGTCACGTTTAGCCATTTTTATTACCATTCCCTTTTGCCAGCACTGCGTTCCACTTGGCAAACATATCTTTCATTAAGGTTAAAGCGCTTTCAAATTTAAGATGAGGGACATTACTGTGATGGACGTTTCTTACATCGTCTCCCACTCTTAAGGTAATGACCTGGTCAACCGAATCATAATTCACGGTGAATTTTTTCGTGTTCACCGGCGTGACTGGCGGTTTAACCGGGTCGCTAGAAACGTTTTGTATAATTTGCTGAGCGTCTTTAAAAGCTTGTTGCCTTCCAATTTTGACGCCTGCTGCATAACATTCATTAATGTTCTTCAACGTGTCGTGCATCTCTTTGTTTAACTTGTCTTGTTCTTCTTGTGATAACATAGATCCTCCAATCCCATGAAACTACAATAAATCCCATTATAATGCAAGGCTTTATTTACACAGTGAAACAAAGAGAGTAGACGTTAGGTATGAAATATGTACTAATAATATGGATCTGTTCTTTCATGAATGGTCAAAACTGCGGTGATGGTCTGGAATATCCTACCCTGTACACTAGCTGGTATGAATGTACTAGGGATGCGCAGGTGCAATCCATGAAAATTCTTTCAAAAGCTGGTTATAAATACGTAAATGATCATAAACTTGCCACAAAATACAACTGTCTCCCAGTAAGGACTTACTGAGCTCTAAACATAGGGCTTGACAAGACTATCTCATTTCGTCATATACTCTCCTATGAAGCACTATCGTATCCGTGCAATAGTACGGGGAAATTTGCTAGATGGAACGGTAGCCGCTGAGGATCATCAGGCTGCCTTAAAACTGTTTAGTAAAAAAGTTTACGACGGTGCCATCAAAGTTAAAGAAGGTCCTGGTTTTTACCAAAAAGCCAAAATCTTCATAACTCATGAGGAGGTAATAGATGTCACTGCAAAAGTTAGTACAGGAAAAACTGAAGTTGGAACATCAATGGGCGAACCAAGTGTTGAATCAGAACACAGTCACCCCCAACATGCAATGGATTGATATAAAAGTTAAAGATTTAAAAACACAAATAAATGATCAATGTGTTACCGATGCGAAGATTGAAGTAGAAGTAAAGTACGAACCCGACTACGAACCCCACCCGGGTTGTTAAGGACCAAAGATTTTAGGGATAGGAATTTCCTTGTATATTATTTTTCCGTTTATTAGCTGTTTAACTTTGTTTAAACACAGTTCACAACGATAAACATGTTTTATAAAAGTAGGACTGAAGTGCGTGTCTTGATGACAGGTTGGACATTCTCCTGCATTAATATGTAAATCATCTAATTTCATCCGTTTGACCCCAATTCTTTCCAATAGATATATCCACTTTAGAGGGGACTTTCAACTCAGGGATACAATTCTCCATGATCTCTTTGATTTGTTTATATTGAGGTTCGAGAGCCTCCCATTTAAGATTGAAACAAAGTTCGTCGTGAATCTGTAGAATAGGATAGAATCCACATTTCGCACAATCAATCATGGCTTGTTTAACTTGGTCAGCTGCGGATCCTTGGATCAACCGGTTAAGAGCTTTGTAAGTGTAAGCTCTTTTAATATTCCCTCGGCCATATTTTTGGACAGCATCTTCAAAAGTGGTAGCTATATGTAAGCCGAATGAAGAAGGTTCCCATTCTTCGAATCTACATTTTCTTCCCTTAAGTGTCCAAATGGTTCCATTCTTATCTGCTGAATCCATAGCATTATTAGCGAGTTGTTTAACAAAAGGAACTCGTTGGTTATATTCCTGTAAAATTTGTTCAGCTTGTTGTTTATCAATTCCTAATTCTCTCGAAAGTTTATTTTTTCCCATTCCATAAAAAATTCCCAGGTTAATAGTTTTAGCCTGAGATCTCGGTATGCCTGCCATGTCGGCTACTGTTTGGTGAAAGTCGGCATCTTCTTCCTGGTAGGCTTTAATTAGATCGTCAGATCCCGCGAAACCAATGCTGGAAGCATAGTGAACTACAAGGCGTGGTTCTTGCTGAGAATAATCAAAAGATCCCCATCGACAGTCCCTGTCGCATAGAAAGAGAGATCGGATCCTGGGTCCGAGGTCCTTGTTTCGGGCTGGAACTTGCTGTAAATTTGGATGTGCATAACTGAGACGACCACTGACGGTCCCGCCAGAGTCGCCTCTTAATTGATTTATTTCTGCATGGATCCTCCCTTCGTGTTCAAATTTAAATATTGAATCGATAAAAGTTGAGTGAAACTTGCTCACTTCCCTTGCTTCACGAATCAACTTTGCTACGGGCGCCTTACAATTCGTCAGCCAGTTCTGAGTAAAAGAGGGTTCCTTAGTCTTCTCCGTCAGAGGGTAAGGGATCTTCAACTTATTAAAAGCCTTTGCAATTGATCGGGCCGCCCATATATCTATGTCTGTACCCGCGCTCTTTTTAATTTTCAATAGCGCTTGTTTTTCTTTTTTAACAAATTCGGTTTTAAGTTTATGTGCTCCCTCGAGATCAACCCGGATTCCTTTAGCTCGCATTTGAACCAGCAGGGGTAACAGTTCCATTTCCATATCCCAAACATCGGATAAATTCTGTTTTATAATTTCTATTTTAAAGCGTTGCCAGAGTCTTAGGGTCAAAGATGCATCTTGCTCGGCGTAGGGACCGACAAACTTAGGAGGTAGTTTATACATTTCTCCTTTAGCATCGATACCCCATTCTTTGGCTGCTTCTTTTAATCCAGCTTCTGATTTAAGTTCAGACAGGTAATCCAGTGAGAGGGAATTTAAACTATAGTTTCTGCGATTCTCATCAATAAGGGCTGCTGCAATCATTGTATCAGCAACCTTTCCGTAGACAATAATTCCATGAGCCCTGAGCCAGCCAATATCATACGCTGCATTATGAAACACTTTAACACCCGGAGCTCGGCAGACATCCTGCACCCAGTTTAAAACCATTTTAGCATCCATGTTGCTTCCCGCTTCATGAGAGATAGGGTAATAGCCCTTGAAGCTGTCTGTGGCGACTGAAACTCCTATGATGTTACCATTCCTACTCGGCCAACCAGGTCCCTTAGTTTTAATGTCGGGATCTTTAGTTTCTAAATCAATGGCTATAATCTCAGCGTCTTTAAGATTTGGATAGTGGGTAGGGGTTGTCCAGTCGGACTCCTGGAAAGTAAAGTTAATTTGATGAGTCATCTAATGCTATTCCAAGTTTGGCGTAGTGAATGACTTTGTCGTAACGTTGTTTGGTAGTTTCTCCGGGTTTGGTGCGCGTCGCATATTTTACAATATTAGAATCAATATTGTTAAGTTTGTTCCTGTAACAATAAACAACCGGCTGGATAGCCAGATCTAAATAGTGTTTACCACCTTCCTGATAATCTAACGCTTTTTTAGACGCCACACATTCCTTCGCATTCGTTTTCAAATAAATTTAATTGATTCTTTTCTT